GGTGTTCTAGGTAAAAAACTAGAGAACAATGCACGAATTGAAGTTTCTTACCTTACTACAGCAGGTCCAGAAAGCAATGGAGTAAGAACATTTGTCTTTTCTGGTGTACTTGAGAACCCATCTGGTGTATCTCCTAGTGCATTTACTACCTCTATCACTTCTACTACTGCCTCTGCGGGCGGTGAAGAGATTGAAAGCACCCAGAAGATCAAATATACCGCTCCCAAGGCATACGGCACACAGGACCGTGCAGTGACCTCTCAGGACTACGAAGCAATCGTTCGTCAAATCTATCCAGCAACCAGTGATATCATTATCTTTGGTGGAGAGGATCAAGAACCACCCGAGTATGGAAAAGTCTTCATTTCATTAAAACCAAAGGATGCAAGTTATCTTACAAGTCTAACTAAGCAGGAGATTGTAAAAGAACTCAAAAAATACACCATTGCATCGGTTGAACCAAGATTAATTGATCCATCCATTCTGTATGTTGAACTAACAAGTAAGATTTACTACAACAGAGAAACGACCGATCAAACACCTGCACAGATTAGAGACAAGGTAATTGGTGCAGTACAGTCTTATTTGGACACATCTGATACTGAAAAGTTCAATGGTAAGTTCAGATATAGTAAAGCGGTTGCAGTTATTGACGATGCAGATCGCAATATTAACTCAAACTTGACAGAAGTTACAATGAGGAAGGATTTCTATCCTCAACTCAATTCCACCTTCTATTATGAAGTATGTTATCAGAATGCATTTGACAAGGACTGTGATGATCCTATCTTGTCTACAACTGGATTTAGAGTCACTGAATACCCAACATTTGATGTCTATCTAGAAGATAGGGATGGCAAAATTATCCTATATAGACTAGATAGCGTAACTGGCGAAAAGGTTGTCCTTGACAAGGAAGTTGGCGATATTGATTATGAGAAAGGTGAACTTAAAATGTACAATTTGACTATCATCAAAGGTAGTTTCTTTGATAATCGCATTTCTGTAAGAGTAAAACCACTTTCTAATGATATCAAGGCACTCCGTGAGGTTTATCTTGACGTTGATGTTGCAAATTCCTCGTTCACTGCATACCAAGAGTAAAGTAAATGCCTGCTGTAAAGACTAAAAGAATCTCTACTCTCATTGAGACGCAGCTTCCTTCTTTTATTACGGATGAATATGAACTTTTTAGTAAGTTCGTTCAGAAGTATTATGAAGCTCAGGAAGTACAAGGCGGTACATTGGATGTTATTAATAACCTCCAAAAGTATGCCGATATTGACTTCTATGAGAAGAACATTCTCAAGCAGCACGATAGTCTAGCAGGATCTATTACTGCCAGCGATACTACGATCACTGTCACAGATGCACAATCCTTCCCAAAGAAGAATGGATACGTCAGAATTGACGACGAGATCATCTTCTATGCTACAAGGACCGACACTGAACTACAAGAATGCTCTAGAGGTGTTAGTGGCAACACATCTCTTGGTGACTTATATGAAGCAAGCAATTTTGCTAGTACAGATGCCGCAGCGCACGTTGCAGGACAAAAGGTTTACAATGTAAGTAATCTTTTCCTGTATGCACTGGTAAAGAACTTTGAGAATCAGTACCTTGGTTCTTTCCCAGAAAAGTATCTAAAAGGTGAAGTTGATAAGAGAACTCTGATTAAGAATATTCAGAAGTTCTATAAGGCAAAAGGAACCAAGAGTTCCATTCAGTTTATTTTTAATACTATTGTTTCTAAGGAAGCAAATAACAAACCAGAAGTATACAAACCAAGAGATTTTACATACAAATCTTCGGATTCTGATTGGGTTAGTGTATTTGCACTTAAGTGTAAACTAGTATCTGGTGATCCAAAAAATTTAATTGGCAAAAAGATTGTCCAAGCAGCAACTGAAGAGTATGGATATGCAGATGCTACTGTTGACAATGTAAAACCTGCTGGCACAGCAGATGGTGAAGCAATCTATGATATTATCCTAGCACCAGAAACTGTAAATGGTGAGTTCTTTGTATCTACCAAAACAGAATTAACACAACCATTATCAGGAGTTGCTAGTAATGGTGATAGAATCAACGCATTCTCCACTCTTGGTTGGGAAAAGACTGGATCTGTCTTAATTGGCACTGAAACTATCACGTTTAGCGAAAAGACAGCAACACAATTCATCATTGATGAAAGAAATCCAAATAATGCTATTCCACACGCTTCTGGTGAGTTTATTTACAAACCAGTTACTATTGCTGGATCTGGTGTAACTCTATTGACTTTTGGTGTAGTATACAATCTACAACCAAGTGATTCACATCCATATTCTTACCCTGGTGATGTCGTAGAAATTTCCAACCCAGGTTTTGAGACTGATGATCCAAAAATTACTCAGGTTGGGTCTAATCAGACACGCTGGATACTAAACACTGGAACTGCGCCAAACGTTCCCACACTACCTAGTGTAGCAACTTCTATTTCTCAAGTAGCGACTGATGTCTCTGCTATCTTTGCAGATGATCAATATTATTATATCACATCATCTAGTTTCCCATCACATAAAATTTTAGATGGATCTACAGTTAACGAAACTGTTCTAGATCAAAAACTACTTCGTATTGTCAGAAAGGTCGCTACAAGAACCACTGAGACATATGCAACACCAAGAAGAGACGTTGGTATTGGACTCAATGGAGTTCTTCTCTATGGTTATAAAGATCACTCCAGTATTCGCTTTGGAAAACTAGAAGAAATTAAAGTTGATTTGAGAGGAACTGGATACAGAAAACCACCGTTTGTTCTAATTGATCAAGTTCCAAATAAAGCAAGAGCTGTTCTGAATGGACAAGTTGTTGAGAGTATTATTGTTGATACAGATGACATCTTTCCAAAAACACCAGATATCTTAATTACTTCAGGACGCAATGCTGATATTCGTGCAGTTGTAACTGGTGGTAAGGTAACAAGTCTTGTTATTGAAAATCCTGGTGAGTTCTATTCTGCTCCACCACTGATTCAAATCCGAGATCGTGCAGGCAGAGGAAGATTCGCTGAGTTTGAAGCAATTGTCAATACGGATGGAAACATCACTGGTTTCAATAAAATTGCAGAAGGTAACTTCTATAATCAAGATACTGTTATTGTTGACGTTATTCCTATTGGTTCTGGTGCATCTGGTATTCCACTTTTGAAAGAATGGAATTTCAATAGATTTAAAAAATTAGAAAATGAGTTAGATACTGAAAATGGTTATATTTTCCAGAATTACAACAATGCTCTGGAATATGGATATGGTTATGTTGGTAATCCACTAGCACTACGTTCTGCATTAAACGACAACTTAACTGGTACTAATCAAGAAACCTCAACAATTGTACACTCACCCATCATTGGATTTGCCCATGACGGCAATCCAATCTATGGTCCATATGGTTATCAAAACCCATTAGATTCTACATCAACTACTATTAGAATGACTTCTGGTTATTCTTTGAATAGTGCTCGTTCTAATGGTCCATCTATTACCCAGTATCCCTTAGGCACATTCAATAATGATTACACGTATACTCACAAAAGTGGTACGCTAGATCAGAATAATGGACGATTTTGTGTTACCCCAGAATTTCCGAAAGGAACTTATGCTTATTTCCTTACTATTGATAGCAATCAAGTACCGCAATTCCCATACATTCTAGGAGAGAATTTCTACTCTCTTCCTGTTGACAGTAATTACAATTCAAATATTAGTCAAGATGATATTCCTAAGAATTCTAAGAGATTCTTCCAACCTGGAATGCCCAGAAATGGTGAAGGTGTTATTGCAAAAATTGAAGAAGTAAAACCAGGAAATGTTGAGAAAGTCAACGTAGTTTCATCTTCTGATAATTTCTCTATCAACTCACAAATTTATTTTGACAATAGAGGTACTGATGGTTCTGATGCAGAAGCAATTATTTCTTCTGTTAAAGGTAAGTCTGTAAATTATCTAGAATCAAAAGAAAATAAAGTAGTAAAATTAACTGTAGTTCAGAGTGCTTACTTGTTTGCAAATGACACTCTAAATCAACCATCATCCTCTGCTTCTGGAACAATTGTTGGTACAGTCAGAAATGACAATACAATTGTTCTCAGAAATGTAAATGGAACATTTGATCAGACAGGAACTTTTTCTGCTAGCATCAAAACGTTCACGGTATTACTAGATCAGAGAAGTTCTTACACTAAAGGTGCTACACTAAGTCTAACTGATGGTGTTAATGCTCCTATTGCAACTGCAGAAGTTCTAGAAGGAACAGCATCTCAGAACACAGTCCAGATCAAGGTTCTCAGCGGAACTTGGATTGTTGATAATGATTATTTTATTCAATCTGACGACCTCTTCAATACATCTGGAACAAGACTAGTAAGACTCACTTCTTTGAGTGATGGACTAGAACCATTTGAAGTAAATCAAAGTGTTGCTTTAGTTGAAACAGCAACTAATCATGGATTAGGAATTGGTGATCAAGTAACAATTGATATCAATCCTGATGACACCAGCAAAACCAAGACCTATTATCTCAGAAAGAGGTTGTATCAAGAAGCTACCTTGATTCCACCTTCTAAGAAGACAACAATTAACTTCACTGGAATTGGTCGTTATGAAATTCTTAATGGTGGCGCTGATTATACAGCTGGCACTTACACTAGCGTTGCTCTTACTGGTGGATCTGGAACTGGAGCAACTGCTACCTTTACTGTATCTAATGCAGGTGTAGTTTCTGGTGTTCAACTCCAAAACGCTGGATCTGGATATGCAAGAGGAGATTATCTCACCGTTGCTGATGAATCTTTAGTAAGATCTAGTGCTTCTCAGTCTACTGCAAGATTTACAATTTATATTGGTCATGTAGGTTTTGCTGCAGGTGCTACTCAAGTAACAGTTGATGATGCACTCGGATTTGCAAACAATGATCTAATTAAGATTGGTGCAGAAGTTCTTCGTATTAACAGTATTTCTGGAAGTAATCTCAATGTAACTAGAGCACAAGAAGAAACTGCTGATGTTGATCACTTTGATGGTCAAGAAGTATCTTTGTATAAGGCAAGATATAATTTTGATACTAACTATGCAATCTTTAATACTGCAACTACTGGTTATGTACAAACATACGATCCAGTAACGCAGAAGATTAAAATTGTTTATGACTATGGAACTTTAACAACAAATGCATCAACTGTAGAGTTAAGTTCTAGTTTCTTTGATAATAGCACACCAAGAAGATTAGTTGCTGTTAAGTCTTCAGAATCAGTCAAGTATAAGTTTGAATTCTCTGAGGACAATACTACATTTACACCTAACCCAAATATTAATTTACAGGAATTTTATAAGTATATTTTTGATACTTCTCATTCTAGTCTCACTGGAACTTACTTTGATATTAGTCCAAGTAGAAATTATAACTTAATTACAGTAGAAAAGCAAGAGTCTACAATTCTTCCTGGCAACCCTGGTGCATTTACTGATGTCAAGTTTGGATTTGGTTCTAGACTCGCTGATAATAACTATCAGACAAAGAGAGGAACTGACTTTGCTAATTTCTATTATTTTGATAAAAAGAACGTAGTAGATTCAGAAGGAGCATTTTTCAAGATTGTAACTGATCCACTCCAAGGAAGAAAAACTATCAACTATGTGACTGCGGATCGTTTTGTTTATGATATTCCAAGTGAACCACTATGGGATGGTTCTGGATCTATTTCTTATACCACCACAGGACAGTTTGCTATTGGTGGCATTAATGATGTTAGTATTATCAATTTAGGTTTAAACTATAGAAAACCACCAGTTGTTGTTGGTGTTGATCCAACTGAGTCATATAGAGCATCTGCCACAGTTCTATTTGATGATGCTTCACAAACTATCACTGGAGTCAATATTTCAAATATTGGATCTAATTATGTTAATCCAAAAGTAGTAGTTACAAAGGGTGATGGATCTGGTGTAGAGTTCAATATTGTCGTTAGAAATGGAGAGATCTTTTCTATTACAATTGCCAATCCTGGTAGAGGATACACATATGCTCCTGAAATTATTATTGTTGAAAGTGAAGTTAAAGCATTTGTTGAGAGTTCTTCTATTGGTGTTCCTCAAAGTATCAAGATTACAGATAATGGTGGGGCATTCCATTTAGACAATACAGTATCTTCAACATTCTCATCTAATTACACAGTATCTTTAACTGGCAATTCTTACAATTTCAAAGTAGGAGAAATTGTAACACAAACACTTGGTGGTCAAGAAGTCTGCAGAGCAAAAGTTAGTGAATTTAGAAAAGGAACTAATTTACTCAAGATCAGAGAAGTAAGAGGAATTATCAGACAGAATGTGCCTATTGTTGGTGCAGTAACAAAGTCTGGTGGAACTGTTAAAACTATCTTCGTGACTACCCTGAATGAAAAAGTCACAAGTTTCTATGATAATCTTGGATACTACACTTCGGATAAAGGTCGTCTTGGTGTATCTAACCAGAAACTTACTGATAGTTACTTCTATCAAGACTACTCTTATGTTGTCAAATCAAAGACACCCATTGATCAATGGCGTGAGTTAATCAAGTCTACAACACATCCTGCTGGATTCCAACTGTTTGGACAAGTTGATGTTGAGTCTTCAGCTAGCACTGAAATGCCTGTGGAAGTTCCTAAGGCATCACACTTCAGTGTAATTCAACTTTGGGATCCTGATAAAAATAAGATTACGGTTGAAAGCACAAAGCAGGTAACCACTCAGTCTATTCAAAGTGTTCAGAATCAAAGAATTCGTAAAGCACAGGGAACTGCTGCTACCAGTGAGTTTAACTTCAATGAAGTTCGTGCATTTGAGTTTACTCTTGCTGCTCCATTTGATGGATACTATGATACTGATGGAAGGTTGCAAGGAACAACATCATTCCAAATCTTAAATGATCTTGGCGTTCCTTTCTTCCCAGCAAGTGAGAAAGGTCTGATTGTTACACTTGACGGTGTTCTTCAAGAACCTGGAGTTTCTTATAATATTGCAGGTGATCGTATTGTTTTCTCTGCTCCACCACTCGGACCAGGAACAAAATTAACTGGTGATGGCGGTGGTGTAACATCCTATAAAGGTGTAACTTTTTACGGTAAGGTATTCCAGTTCAAAGATGCACAATATAATACGAGATACTTAAGGAAGATAAGGAATATCTTCCAGCGTGGTGGTACATGGATTGATTCTGCAAATCAGATTGAGAGAAATGTTGGATTCATTGTAAATGAGACAATTGGATACGCCAAAGCAATATATCCAACTCTTGATTGGAGCACAAAGCAAGATGATTATGAAGCAAATATCAGATCTATTCTAGATGCTTACCAACACGACCTTAGATTTGGTGGAAATGTAAAGACTATTAATTATACTTCTGTATTCAATACAAATAGTGATTATCTTTACATCCAAAATAATAGAACAGAATCTACTGGAATTTTTGCTTATGCATCTAGACTTGCGAAACTAGCAATTCGTAACTGGGATTACATAGACATTGGAATTTCTTATGTTCAAGGATCCCGTCAGATGACAGTAACATCAACTGAAAATATTGCAGTTGGTATGTTTGTAAGTTCTGGTAGAGCATATCCTTCTGGAACAAAGATTGTTTCTATTGATAGTGATACTCAAATAACTCTCAACAATGCTGCATTAGCAAACTCTGGTGGTGGCGGTGGTGCTCCAGTTGGTGTCACTCCTGTAACTGGTACTGCTGGTAGTGGTTCATCTACTTCTCCAACCAATACTGCTGCTGTTGCACCTGGCAATACATTTGCTGTACCACCTGGATCTACATTTATTGTACCTACATCATTCTCAGGAACTGATCAAGCAAAATTTAGTTGGAGTGCTTTGAACAATGGAATGTTCTACAAGGCAGGAGAGTTGATTGATCTTAATAAAGATGATATTGTATCAAAATCTTTAACTTGGTCAGAGACAAATTATCCATCAGCAGCATGGGGATCTCTTCCAAACAAAGAAGACATTGGTAATCTTATAGATGCATATGTGTATCATCTTAAATTAGGTGGTAACTTTAAACTTGTAGAAAGAGCACAATTATATTGGAGACAGAATGATTATCCATATGGAGAACAATCATTCTATGACAGTGGTCGTGGTCGTCAGGACATGTGGATTAAAGCAGGAGCTTCTAGAGCATCTTCATATGGTTCTAACATAACTGATACTCATTACTATACTGTTGGAATGATACAACCAACAAATACTAATTCAAGATCTAATTATGTTGCTAAGTGGAATTTTGATGGAACAGTTGTTTGGCAAAAAGAGATGAATGGTTCATCTTATGAATCATTAACCGAAGTATCAATTGATAAACAAGGTAATGTATATGTTGCTGGAAATACAAGATCAGAAGGAATTGGAGGTCGTGACATATACATTGCTAAATTTACTGCTGATGGAAATCTTGTATGGCAAAAGACATATGGAGCATCAACTGATGCTTCTCAGGGAAACCAAGAAAGAGTATTTGTAATCCGATTTGATAGTAATGATAATTTACTCTTAGCAACAACTTATGGGCAATTCTCTGCTCCATCTTATGCTATAATGCTAATAGATCCTGATGGTGATATTGTATGGGAAAAAGGACTTGATAAACTAATCCGCCCACAAATTATGGAATCTGATGATAGTTTTTATGGATTCTTGTATGAAGATGACACTAGTAATATTGTCTATTGTGATTCAGATGCAAATATAATTTGGCAGAAGAGATTTACTAGTGGATTTAGTATTAATGGACTTCATAGAAAATCTAATGGTAATTATATTATCGTTGGTAATGAAGTTCGTGATCAAGTTAATGGCAGAAATCAAATTGGTATACTTGTTATTGAAACTGACTCAAACTTTAATATCATAAATCAAAAAACATTTACAGAAACTTCACTTGGTTACGTTGCAGCTTCTAGATCTACAATAGATTCCGAAGGAAATGTTTACACAGCAGGAACTATGTATGATAATCTTGTTGGAGTAGATTCATACACACCAGTCTCTGTGAAATTTAATTCAGATCTTAATGTTGAATGGATAAGAACTCTTGATGGTGGTAACAACAGCACTGAAATATGGTATGGTATTAACATCGCTCCAAATGACAAACACATTTATCTTACTGGATTTGCAAGACCTAATGCTTCAAACATTTTCAGACACGTTCATGCTAAGTTATTAGTTGATGGTTCTGGAATTGGAGTATATGGAGGTCTTACTTATGCTTCTAAAGATTACACTGATGTAAGAACAACATCATATACTTTAACACCGTTCACACCATCAGTAGTACAATCTTCTATCTCATATACTGTTTTAAATTCAAATTTCACAGTAACTGATTCTAGTTATGTGGTAGACACTTTACTTGATAGTAATGCTTCACCAAGTTATTCTGGAAATTTTGATGTTGCTGGAACAGTTGCAACATTTGCATATGCAAAAGATTTAATGATTTCGGCAATGAAAAACCAAGGAGAATTTACTGATCCTAATGTTCTAGTTGATTCAGTAAGTCCTGCATGTGCAGAAGTTGAGAGTTCTCTAAACACTTACCACAGCATTGTTGATACTATTATAACAGAAGGCAGGGGACTTGTAGAAAAAACTCCACGAAATTCAAACAAAGCGGGTAATTGGACATCAGATCTTACATATTCTAACTATAACATTCTTGGAGATCCACTACTACCAGCACAAGAGTGTAATAATGTAATTTCTGCGGTTGATTCTTTGTATGACAACTTAGCAGATGTTTTACAAAGAGAAACTGTAACAAAGTCTCTTCCAGATTACATTGATGGTGAGACAAAAGAGTTTGAACTCTATTGGGATGACAATACTGTTGTAAACACAGAAGAAGATGAAGATCTATTCTTGACACTCAATGCTGTCTTGCAGAGACCTAAGTTTACTGATGGTTATCCATTAGAAGATTCTTATGTAATTGATAGAACTGTAATTCCAAATAAGATCAAATTTGATGTTGCTCCTATTTGGGATCAAGATCTTGGCGCTAAGACTATTGGCGAACCATCTTGTGTAGAAAAAGTTGCAGGTATTGGTGTTGGTAATTACAAGAGACTTACTATTGATTATGATCTAGTAAATGGTGTAAGAAATGGTCCTTTCTTGATTTTAGATGTATTAGATTATACAGTACAAAATATTGAAGCTGAAGATAATCTCTATGTTTTCCTAGATGGTGTTCTTCAACGCAAAGGATATTCTTACACTATTTCTGGTCCAAACATCACATTTAATGTTCCGATTAAAAAGGAAATGAAGATTGACATGCGCTACCTATATGGTAGAGATGTTGGTCAGATTCTAAACATTTATGATTTTGCACCTGATAGTTATTTTGCTAGAGGCACATTTACATTTGATACTACAGTTGCAGATGATCTCTTGAGATATGATTGGATGGGAGATGCTATTGGATCTCCAATTCACGTTTGGCAACAAAGAGCAAATGGAACATATAATGTTCTTGGTGAAATGACTGCTGCTATTAGAAATGGAAATACCGTTTCATTCTCCCTGAAGGGTCAAAATGCAGAAATTGAATCAGGACTAGACTTTACGTTTGTTCCAAGAGGATATTATACCAGAACATTTATTATTGCGGATGCTGATATTTCAAATGCATCTCTTGCTTATAATACTGATGATGTTGGTAGAAAACTTCTTTTAGATGATAATGGTTTATGGTCTGGAACTGCGTATGGTAAGACATACAAACCACCATTCGTATCTCTATCAAACAACGATCAGATTCGTGTAGAAGGAGAAGAAGGATTCAGAAGAGTCAAGAAACTTCCTACTATTTCCACTAGTAAAGATGGTAGACCAGGAGAGCAACTTTCTGACGATATCTTTGGTGCAGTCTCAATTGAGACTTACACTGGAGTTACCAGAGGTGAAGGTCTATCTGTAGTTGCAACTGTTGAAAATGGATCTGTAGTTTCTCTATCGTGGAACCAGCGTAGTTATGATCCTATTACACAACCAACGGCATATCAATACTATACACCACCAGTTCTTAAGTTCATTCCAGAAAATGGACAAGGTGGTGGTGCAAGAGCAAATGTTCTGGTAAGTAAAGGACAAGTAATCAGTGTTGATCTTATTGATGGTGGATCTGGATATACAGAAGCACCAAAAGTAATTACAACCAGAAGATTTGATGTTCTTTCCGAAAGAGGAATTGGTGTATCTCTAATCAATGTTGGTGTTAATCCATTCGTTCAAACGGGTGGAATGCTTGCAACATCTGTTATTTCTGAAATTGAAGAATCTGGTCTTTCTGGACTCACTTCTATTGCTAGTGTCACATTTGGTGAACTTAATGAAGCAACTATCAATATTGAAAGAGATTTTGATCTGAAAGAAGTTGAGGTATTCTCCACAGGTGGAGCACTAGATCCTCAAAGAGATTATGTTGAAATTGCATACAATAATAATCCTTCTGCTGACTCTGTTATTGCTGGAACTCTTGATTATGAAGCAACTGTTGTCTCTGCAGAGATTCAAGATATTGTTTCTCTCAACTCTATTTCTACTGTAAGCAGAGCAATTACTCAGACACAGCAGATTGAGATTCCAAACAATGCAATTAGTAAT